CACCTGCGCCACCTTGAGCTGCACCTGCGCCACCTTGAGCTGCACCTGCGCCACCTTGAGCTGCACCTGCGCCACCTTGAGCTGCACCTGCGCCACCTTGAGCTGCACCTGTACCACCTGGTGCAGGCAGACCCATATCTGCATATACTTTAGCAATAACAGTATCAGGTACTTTAGATGCTTTTAGTATATCTGCAATTTGATCGCTATCGCTTGGGCTTCCTGCTTTCATCCAAGCTTGATTTAATTTATCAACAGTTACTGTTTGTGTGGCATTTTGAGCTTTAGTCTTTAACCAAGACCCTGCCTTTTTAAACATATCACCAATACCTTCATTAGTTAACTGGACACTTCGAGGTCTTGTACGACCAACTGCTTCTGCAATTCGATAAGTTAATATTGTTGCATTGGCGTCAACAATACCCTGCTCGACTAAACGATTAACATTTATTTCTCGACTTTCTTCAACATTCGGCCCACCTGCGGCATTTACCGCACCTCTTGCAGCATTCATAGCGTCTTGACTAATTAATTCAGGTGGTATAACACTTGCTGCATTAGGAATTGCTTGAATTAATCTTTGAAGGATAAAAGGATCATTCTTATCAGCACTGCCCATCCATTGTTGTGCTTCCGGACTTAATTGACTAAACCAATCAGATTGCATTACTTGAGGTGCCGTCATCTGAGGTGCAGCTCCTGCAGGTTCATTAGGTGTGTAATTATCTGCTTGTGCTTGATCGGCCGCAGCAGCATCAGGAGAATTATCAGTTGTACCTTGTAAAGCAGGATCAGGTGTAGTAGCACTAGGCGGGCCTAATTCAGGTGTACCGCCAGATCCACCTGCAATTTGAGGTGTGTTGCTTCCTGCACCGCTGCCGGTACTAGCAGCAGGTGTCGGAGCAGACCCTGAAGGTTCATCTGGTACAAAATTATCTGCTTGATCAAACGCGGCAGGGTCAGGAGATGCACCGCCTCCACTACTTCCTGTTGCACCGCCTCCTAATAATCCGCCTAAAGCACCAGCCGCGCCGCCAGCTAGGGCACCTTTGATACCTTGTTTAAATGCTTCACCCCAAGGCTTGCCATACATCTTAGCAGCAATTCCAGCAATTAAACCACCACTAATTGCACCAATGACAGCACCAGTTAGTTGTGGAGGAATGCCCATTGAAGCACCGTAAGTACCTCCAAATTTAGCAAGAATTTGTGATCCTACAGTCAACGCACCTACAATATAACCTTGTAATTTGGCATTTTTCTTACCGACTGCAATTAGTTGCTGTGCATCAGCTTTGGCTTTAGGAGGCATTGCACTAATTGCTTTTTGTGCTTGTGCATCGTAATTTTGAACTGGTTGACTTGTTGCAGGATCTGGAAGACCTTTGAAAAACTTATCTGCCATAGCTGCGGGCATTAGTTTCTCAACAATTTTTCCAATAAATGTTAAATTAGCTTTACCATGGATTCCTGTACCGCCGTCGATTTCTTTCTTAATTGCAGTGAATAATGCATTTGTATCTTCTACAGGTTTACCCTCAAAGATATGAAATCTAGTTAAACTATCTAGATAACGATAGTAGGGAATTAAGAAATTCTCTCTCATTATTACTAGATCTTGTGCTAATCTTGGGTTAGCATTTTTATAAACTGACTCTAGTAAGGGGAATCTGTAGATAGTTGTATCAAATTTAGTCATAGCAAGTCCTAAAAGTTTTATTTTATTTATTTATTTTAACTGATTAAGGAGAGAGTATCTCTCCTGCTCTTTCATCTTCGATTCAGAGCAACTTTTTATTATGAATTTTTGCGAAGTAACACGAAGCAAACTAATATTCATGTAGATTGTTTCGGTCAGACGGAACCTTTTGCAGGTTCCATCAAGTCTTTTTCATGTGAGTTGCACCCAGCCAAGACATTGGAAGTAGGTATTTTACCGTGTTGCTAATGGGCTCTAACCTTTCCCAACCTACATCGACTCGCTTAACAAGCGCCTTAAACTTCGTTCCTAGTGTTTAAGTTTTTATAGCACGGTTTTTCGTATGCTAACATTCATACTATAGCAACGTGTCGAGCATAAGGGTTCGTGCTCTCAGACTCACTTCCATCTTTCAGGATAGTCGGATCTACCGACGGGAGTACATCACTATGTTACGTGTCCGGTTTCTGCCCCGGGTTTTCCACAGCGGCATTACAAACTGGCCCGCCAACCTTAAGTGTTAGATTAAATTTTAGATTTTATGTGTGAGCCATGGACGCGGACTTGAATGTGGCCGTTGTAATAATCGTCTGATTCTAATACACGGTATTCAAATTGAAGTTTTGCTTCTATATAAGAGCACTCCGCTTTTGATTTGCAATAATATAATATTTCTCTACTGAACTTATCTGTGCCTAATTGTTTTACATCTTCGTTTAATTGTGTGTTTGAGCCATAATAAGTTTGCCAGTCTGATTCTATTTTGCTTTTGATTCTTTTACGTTTTTTGTTGCCGTTCTTTAACTTTACAGTCTTGTAGGTCGTTTTACTAAATTTGCTTAATTTTTTGCCAATATATTTTTTGCCAGTTGATAGATTCGTAATGATATATACAAAACCTACACAATCTTCCGGTAATGTATCAACTGTTTGATTCTGATGTACCCATGTCATTCTTTTTCTTTGGACCACGCTTTAACGGATTTGCTTTTCTGTGAGCACGTTCTAAACGTTTATTAGCCAATTTTTCTTTAGTATTATTACGATGCTCGTCATACGCTCTAGTGCTACTTTTATGTAATTCTTTTTGTATCGTAATTATGCTCTTGTTAATACGATGTATGTCGAATTTGGTTCTGCGACCATAAAATTTTAAGAAAAGTATATGTACTTTATGTAAATTAACTACTTCTTCTAAAAATTTTGAATACAATGCTTGGTATTTTTTTAATTCTTCATCCGACATAATCTATATTATTGGAATAATTTGTAAATCCGTTTTCTTTTACTACACGTAGAACATTATTAACTCTACCAATTAGCTCATCTTTGTGACTAATTAGATAGATATTTTTATTTCTTTCTCTGGCCATCTTCTTTAAGATGGCAATGGCTGATTCAACCCCAGCAGAATCCATTCCGGAATCAACTAATTCATCAATAAACAATAAATTGATATGTTGATATAAACCTTCCCAGACATCTCGGAAAGCAAAACTCATACTTAAAATTAGTCTGTTACGCTCTCCACGACTTAAATTATCAAAATCTAAATCTTGACCTAGCTGTGTTATTTGAACATTTAAGTCATTTTGAAAAATAACTTGATGCGGTAATCCTAACTTATCAATATAATATCCTAATCTTTTGTTAAGATATGATAAATTTTGATCTATAATCTTTTTACGTATAAAACTATCTTTATTAGTTAATAATTTTAGTAAAAACTCTTGATGATCACGTAATTTAGATAGATTATTAATCTTATCCCATGATATTTCTTGTATAGCTGTTTTCTTTAGTTCGATGATTTGTTCATCATAGGGATTTTTTTCAGTTAATTTTGATTCTAAAGTTTTGTTTAGTTGCTCAAGATTATTTTTATGACTTAAAGCTTCTTTTTCTGTTTCATAAAATGTAGAAGGTTTTTTACCTAATGCGCCGATTGCTTCTATTTCGTTAACAATCAATCCGTAATCGTTGATAACTTTTTTAGCATAGGTATTTGCATCTTCGAGATTTTTTTGAACCAGCGCGACCATTTCGTCATGTTTATGATCATGTAGTTCTTGTTCACATGCTGGACAAGTTTTATCTTTTAGTTTTTCTAACTCTTTAGAATATTTGTCACAGGTTTTTCCTGCTTGAGTAACAGCATTTTCTAATGTTGCTTGTTGTTTTTTTAGTCCTGTAAGCTTTGCATCGTTGGCTAACCATTGTATTAAAAGTAAATGCTTTTCTAATTCTTTTTCAATATCAACATTTTCTAACTCCATTATGGCTTTAGCAGTGTTTTCTATGTCCTGTTGGAACTTTTTATCCCAGGCAGAACTTTTTAATTTAAGACTATCAATGCTTTTTTGCACATTTTCGTTAGCAGTTTTAACACTTTCTATTCTATATTGTTCATGTTGTATAGCATCTTTAGTTTCTTTAACTGAAACTTTAAGTATTTCGGCCTTTTCGCTCAATAATGTGATGCCAAGAAGTTGTTCAATTACTTCTCTTTGATCTGCCGCTCGCATACTTAAAAAAGGTTCAGTATATGTGTTTAACGCAACTAAGTGTTTGAACATAGTATGACTTAGTTCTAATAGTTGCTCAATAGATTTTTGAGTTTCTCGGCTATCACCTTGACTTTCGTCGTCATCTTCGGCCTTAATTTGTTGATTATCAACAAACAGTTTTAGGATATTAGGCTTTCGACCTCTTTCGATCCTGTATTTTTTATTATTTTTTATAAATTCAACGGTAACAAGCATATGTTTTCCATTGATTTTATTGATTAAATTTTCTTTTTTGATATTTGTTAATGCTTGACCGTAAAGTGCATAGCTCAATGCATTGATAATAGTTGTTTTTCCAGTACCATTTCTTGAACCAGAATCGTCTCCACCAAGGTCCAAATTGCTACCTAATACCAATGTTAATTGTTCTTGATCAAAATCCACTGCTTGAGTTTGGTTACCCACACTCATAAAATTTTTCACGGTAATATTTTTAATTAAGAAGCTCATAAATTATTGTAGATATCTAATAAAACTTTTTTGTCAAACTGTTCCGATTCGACTGCAACTAAACTTTTTGTAACTATTTGATCAACACTTTCAAATTTTGTATCTGGGTTATCGTCGACTGTGGTATCTAAGCTTATTTTGTCTTGTATTAGGCTAATTTCTCTAACATCGTAATCGTTGCTAAATGTTTCTTTAATAAAATTAGCTTCTTCAAAGCTGATATCAATATCTAGATTAATTCTCAGATACATTTTACTTTTCATTATTGTATCTTTTTTATCAATTAGATCGCTAAGGTTAATAGTTCTAAACTTAGGACAGTTAGGCCAATCAATAAATTGAGGTTCTCCTCCCCATTCTAAAATCATCATACCACGTTTATCGTCCCAGGCGTCACCGAAATCATGTGGAAACGCATTGCCTATATACCAAATTTTTCCACGATTTTGTCGTATATGAAAATGACCACTAAACACATATTCTTGATGTTTGAAGTGTTCAAGTTGAAGTTCTCCGTGATTGGGCATTTGAACCATCGCATTCATATAGAACAATGGTAGTTCAAAGTGACCGAACATGTATCGGCTTTTAACTTTGCTGATTTCTTTCCATTCGTCACTTACCAACCACGGTACTAAAGTCACATCACCTATGGTAGTTACATTTTCGACTACAGTGACGCCTGGAATATGCCGCCCAAATGCTGAACTATGGATATCACGTTTATCTTTATAGAACAAATCGTGATTTCCTGGAAACCAAAAAAACTGTTCAAATGCAGCACCGAGCTTTTCTAAGCAGCGGATACTACTATCAAGTGTAATTAGATTAAGGCTGTTACGATTGTGACTCCAATCTCCTAAGAAGATGCCAGTTTCGCATCCAGCCTTTTTTGCTTCGGCAATATACCAATCAACGAATTCTTCGCAATCGTTTAGATGAGTTGTTGAGTTTGATTTAAGCCCGAAATGTATATCTGTAAAACAAGCTACCTTTTTAAACAAGGACATTATAATTCTCCTAATTTAAAGTGTAGCAAGTAGAAACAATAAAGTCAAGGTTCTTCGTCTTCTTCTGTATCAGTATTTTCTTCACTTTTTGGCATTCTGAAGTTTTTATATAGTTCAGCTTGCCGTGCTGTCTCTTCTGCGTATTCTTGTTGATATTGTCGAGTCAGACTTGGAGTTAGACCGGCTTCTTCTAGCATATCGTCTCGAATGTTTTGATTTTTCTTTTCAATGTTTAGGATACGAGTAAAGCTATTTGTTACAGCAGCAGTATAATATGCAAAAGGATTTTCGGATTTTGATTCATCAAATTGTAAACCAATTTGACTTAGTTGAAGTATAGCCTGTCCCTTCATTTCTTCTATATAAGTGTAGCCTCTCCAATTAGCACGTTGAGCATATCTATCTGCTAATTTTAAAAACATTTTTCCTAGTTCTTCAGTAATTCTTCCATGATCTTTACTAAATTTACCTTTAGCAATTGTACCACGCCAATGGCTTTTACCTACGCATTCTAATTCATCTTCGTCATTAAATTTCCAATGTTGAAAAGGAGGAAAATTAACTTTATCGTGACTATCGGCAGTAGTTTTAGTAGTTTTCTTACGTCCTGGTGCTAGAGGAATATGTTCAAAGGTCATTATTCTAAATACAACATCAGTTTTTGCAATAGTTTTATAGTCTGGAATACATTCAGAAAGTTTAGTTTTTTTGTCGCCTTGTTCTCTAAGTTCTGCAAATAAATGTAGACCTATTCTTTTTGCTCTATTTCGTTTAGCTTCTGCTATTGTTCGTATATTAATTTTATCTATTGCCGTTAAGATTAAGTCATGTTGACTATATTCTTTTTTGCTAAAGCTCGAAAAACTACATTTACTTTTATGAATTTCTGCAAGTAAATCTCGATTATTTAGATATTTTACCTTTTTTATTATAGGGGACGTTACGGTCATTATTATTATTTTCCTTTAGTGGAAACATTATAGCAATTGAAAAAAACAATGTCAATGGATTATGTGAGCATTTATTTATTGGTTAAATACAATGTAAAGGGAATTTTTTATGACTACTAATCCTTCTAAAACTGAAGCAGCAACAGCAGCAAAGTATGCTGAGCCTGCTCGTTTAGCTAATATTCCTCCGATAAGTGCAACAGCTCTAGCTGAAGTTACACGTATAAGTGACGCTGGTGCAGGCCGCGCAACATCTGCATTTTCGGCCATGGATCCTAGAAGATTAGATCTTCCTGTGCCGCCCGGTGCAGAAAAAATGCTCAACCCTCCTACTATGGTTACCACAAGAGATCAAAATGGAGAATTAGTTCTTGATGATTTAAGGGTTAGAATTAGAGTACCACCTTGGTATTTTACTGATTTAACGTCGGGATACGATGATGATCTAGTTAAAATAGGAGGCATATTATTTCCCTATACACCTACAATAGGTTATGAGTATAAAGCAGATTATGCAGCACAAACCCCTATGCATTCAAATTATACTTTGTACTTTTATCAAAGAAGTAGTGTTGGTCAAATTAGCATATCAGGAGTGTTTACTGTCGAAAATCGTCGTGATGCAATAAATTATCTTTCTACTGTGCATTTATTAAAATCTTTAACAAAAATGAAATTTGGAAAAGATTCCGATGCTGGAGCACCTCCTCCGATTTGTCGATTAGATGGTCACGGTGACATGATGTTAAAAAATGTTCCTGTAGCAATTATTAACTTTCGTGTTGATTATACTAATGATGTTGATTATTTTAATTTTCCACCGTCGGACGTTTTTGGAAAAAATTCAGTACCGACTAAAGCAACTATACAAGTGAATTGTGTTCCGATCTATAGTAGAAATGAATTACTTAACTTTTCAGTGCAATCATTTGTTAGTTCCAGAGATAGTTCAAGAGGATTTCTATAATGTATAGCAAAGCGAGTCCCTATTTTAACACCGCAATTGTTAATAATTATTTAGATGTAATGGAATTAAGGGATATTCCTAATCAGCCAGATGATTATTTGTTTGAAATTACAAAAACTTACGAGAATAGACCAGATTTATTAGCACATGATTTATATAAAGATAGTAATTTATGGTGGGTATTTGCTGTAAGGAATAAAAAAAATATTAAAGATCCTGTTTATGATTTTGTAGCGGGAACAAAAATTTATCTACCAAAGCTGTCAACATTGAAAACAGTGTTAGGAATATAATATGAGTGAATATACCGGTTACGAATCAGCATTTGTTCCAACACCCGCAGCAGATGCTTCTTCGCCTAATGTTGAACGAAAAACAGCTCCGCCTTCGGGAGAAGCAAAACCGGCTGAAAAATTGACTCAAAAATATAAACTGCCTGTTGAATCTAATGTTCTAAATGGATATCGATCTATAACTTATAATTTTACGTTAGCAGCATTACCATCTGATTATGTATCTAATCCTGATGTATATAGAAAAGCAGAAATGGATCTTGTGATCTTAAAATCAGGTGGTAAGGGAAATAACACTATTCTGAATGTAAACAAATTGTCAAATGCACAAGTTAGTGCAACTGAAGAACCTGTTCTTGACAAATATTCTGCTAAAAATAACCAAGCTAAGTTAGCTAATAAGCTAACTGCTAATCAAGGACTTATAACCGGATTTAATGAAAAAAGTCCAGGTCGTTTTGACATGTTTATCGATGATGTTGAAATAGAAACTATAATGTCTTTTTCAGAAGAATCAAATGTTACACAACCTACAAAAATAAAATTTGATGTATTTGAACCATACAGTATTAATGGATTTATTGAAGCATTACATGTAGCTGCTGTTGCTGCCGGATACACGTCATATATAAATGCTAGTTTTGTACTAAAACTTGAATTTTGGGGAATACCTGATTCTGATAATGAAATATTTAAAGCAGCAGAAAAAATTCCTAATGCAGATAGATACTTTCCTATAGGCCTTACTAATGTCGAAGTTGACATTACAGAAAGAGGAACAAAATATCAATGTTCTGCGGTTCCTTATAATGAAAGAGCATTCGGTCAACCTAGTGTAGTAAAAAAACCTATAAAGATGGAAGGAAAATCAGTTAAGGAAATCTTAACTAATTTTGTAAAATCTTTTAACGAACAATTGAAAAAATCGAACGAAGATGCAAAATTAAATCCCAATAATGTAGATACTTATAATATTAAATTTGTTGAATGGGATGCTAACAATGGATGGATTGACGCAGTAAAATCTAAAATAGGTGATAGTGATTTATTAAATTTATACGAAGATAATGTTTTATATAAGTTTGCTAAACCTAATGATGGAAAAAATGCCTATAAGCCTGGAACAGAACCTAAAAGCATAAAATATAACCCTACAGGTGCTGCAATAAATTTTCCAGAAAATATCAGTGTACACGAAGTAATTTCTGCTGTTATAAAAGATAGTGTTTATGTCCGTAAACTATTAGAAGATATGGCTAGTTCTGATAAAAGCACTGCTAAAGCCAGAGTTGATGAAATGGGTAGAGTTGAATATTTTTCTATTAAAGTAGAAGTTAAAAATAGAGATGTATTTGATGAAACAGCGAAGAAGCCATATCAAGAATTTACATTTGTTGTTAGCCCTTTCAAAGTACACTTTACACGTATTCCTAGATATGGTCAAGTTCAATTAAAAGAAGAAGAATTTGCTAAACTTGTATTACGTGAATACAATTATTATTACATGGGAAAAAATGTAGATGTTCTTAATTTTAAATTAAATTTTAATACTTTATATTTTGAAGCTATTCCTGCGGCAATGGCTGATCAAAATGTACCTAATTATAGAGATTCTGCAAAACCTGACGGGAGAGGCCAACCTAAGATTGATGCACCGTCGAAACAAGATCAAACAGATACAAATCCATCGCATCCCCCTGCACCAGTAAGACAAGTACCTGTTGATACTAAACCTAATTCGGGTTCTGCTACGCCTATACAAAATGATCCATATGCTGCATTAGCAAGATCAATGCATGATGCTGTTGTTAATTCTAAAGCAAGTATGGTAACTGGTAATATTGAAATTTTAGGTGATCCTTTTTACCTAGTAACTGGTGGAATGGGGAGCTATAATCCAAAACCTGTGTCAGGTAGTAGAGAAGGTGTAGTAGGACAAAAAGAAGTAGCAATGAATTATGCTGAAGTTAATATCTTAATTAATTTTAGAAATCCTATTGACATAGGATCATTTGAATCCGGCGGTCTAATGATATTTGATCCTAATCGTGTACCATTTAGTGGAGTATACATGGTTACTAAAGCAATGCATACTTTTAAAGAAGGATCGTTTAAACAAAATTTAGAAATTATAAGAAGACCCGGTCAAATATTAGATGGTCAAGGCAAAGAAGTAAAGATGGAATCTCTTACAAAGGTAGTGCCTAATCCCGAAAATGCTCCGGTATCTGCCGAAGCACCTGAAGTATCAGTACAGCGAGTATCTACTGCCGATGTTGCTGAATATTTGAGTCGAGGTGCACCTAACGTAGAGTCAAACTTTACTGCTGCTGTAGGTGGGTTAGGCGGAGGAGAATCGGTGTTAACAAGAACCTATGGACTGGTGTCTCGAGACGGTGTATTGCAATCTGCTGCCGGAATTATTGGACAAGCCTTACCAACTGTTAATCAAACCGATATTAGATTAAATGTAACGCAATTAGCTAACCTTGGTAATAGTAATTTAACATCTGCAGGATTAATAAATGCTGCTGCTAATATTATTACAGGTAATACTTCTTTAAAAAATGTAGCATCGACAATGGCCGGCACTATCATTGGAAATACACTAAATCAAGTATTGCAAAAATCTAATGTAGGTTCAGGAATAGGCGAGGGTGCTTCGGTATTGATTCCTCCCCTTTCAACAATACCGTTAAATCCTACAGCATTAGATATTAAAGCAGGTGCCCTTGAAAATCCATTGGCTCTTGCTAAAGATGCAATAAGCAATGTAAAGGGTGAAATTCAACAACTAGGGCAAAATGCGTTAGATCAAGTGAATAGGTTAGGAGATAAAGCTAATTTACTAGTAGGGGGTGTGGGAGCAAAAATTAGTGAATCTCTAGGTAGTAAAGCAGATCCTAAGGCAATTGCTGCTCAACTAGGACTTGATTCATCAAAATTATCGGGTATATCAAATAATTTACAAAGTAAATTGCCTAAACAACTCACTGACATTTTAAAAAATACTCCAGAAAATTTAAATCTTTCTCAAGCATTAGATCAAGGTATTGCATTGTCGGCGATTCCTCCTTCTAAGTTTGGCAACATTCCCCCATTGACGCCTTTTAGAACAGCACCTGATGCTTTACCGGATATTTCATCTCCTTTAATTAAAACAACAGTAGCTGCTGGAATAGCTAGTACATTAAATTCTGTGGATACAAATGCTATTAAAGATAAAATGTCAACAGTAAAATCTCAATTATCGAAATTGTCATCAATAAAATCTACTGTCGACCAAAAAGTATCAGGATCAGTAGGAGCAGTTTTTGGAAGTAAAGCATCGACTAGTCCTTTGGAGACATTATTGAACAATTTTAAAAAATAATATAATGGTATAAAAATATGACATTAGAAACAAGAAAAAGAGGGGCATTGCCTTCTCCAGGTCCTTTTTTAGCTGAAGTAACAAATCACTTAGATACAACTTACATGGGAAGTTTAGAAGTTGCTTTGATAAAAGGCATTTCTAACGTTGTTGAAAATCAAGGAGAAACATACGCTGTTAAGTATCTTAGCCCTTTTGCAGGAAATACATCTATAAGGTTTGAAGGACCAGATCCGAAAAAATTCAGCGACGTACAAAAAAGTTATGGATTCTGGATGATTCCTCCTGATATAGGTACCAGAGTTATGGTTATTTTTATTGATGGAGATCCTAATCAAGGATATTGGTTTGGATGCATCACAGATAAATTTCAAAATCATATGATTCCTGGGATTGCTGCTAGTAAAAATGTTCATATAACTGAAGAACAAAGAAGACAATATGGAACAGATTATCTGCCAGTTGCAGAATATCATAAATCTAGTGAAACTTTATCAAATCCTAATATTAATTCTATTAAGAAACCGATACATCCTTTTGCAGATAGATTAAGACAACAGGGACTATTAGCAGATTTAACACGCGGTGTTACGTCTAGTTCTGCAAGACGTGAAGTACCTAGTCAAGTGTTTGGAATTAGTACACCTGGACCAATAGATCCAAACGGTAGATCTGATCAAGTTGGATATAAAGATGAAAAGTTTAGTATTCCTATCAGTAGACTAGGTGGAACAACTTTTGTAATGGATGATGGTGATAGTCAAGGGCAAAACGAATTAGTTAGATTAAGAACAAGAACAGGCCATCAAATATTATTACATAACAGTCAAGATTTAATCTATATTGGAAATAGCAAAGGTACTGCATGGATTGAATTAACTAGCAATGGAAAAATTGATATTTTTTCTCAAGATAGTATTAGTATACATACAGAAGCAGATTTTAATTTTAGAGCAGATAGAGATATTAACTTAGAAGCAGGTAGAAATATTAATATCAGAGCTAATAAAAATATGGAAACAAATGTTAATGGTTATCATTATCTTGTTGTTAATGATCATTCTAAAATTGCAATTAGGGGAACACATGATCAAATTATAGGCGAGACTGCTAAAATATCTGTAGGAGCATTGTTCAATCTAAGTGTAACAGATGCTATTAAAATAACATCAGGTGATACACTTAATTTAGGAGCAGAAGGAAATATCAACATTGGTACAGCAGCAACAATGAATCTCGGTGCTAACGGAAATATTACAGCTTCTGGTACCAGAATAGATCTTAATGGCCCAGCCGCTGCTGCCCCAGCAAGTGCAGATCCTGCAGAACAACCCCCTGAGCTTCCATTATTTAATTTGCCAAATAGAAAATTTAATGCAGGATGGGATAACGGTAATTTCTATAAATCGTCTGATATAAAAAGTATTATGCAACGGGTTCCTACACACGAACCATGGCCGCAGCATGAAAACTTTAACCCTGTTCAATTTAGCTCTACATCTACTGATGTTACACTTGCTGATAGATCAGCAAGTGGGATTGCTCCAAATCCTGCTGCAGGCGAACAACCTCCGGCTAATCAAGAAGCTGTTGTTGCAGGTACTTGTACACCAGAATATGCTAAAGAAATAAATGCTAGTGCGTCTCAAGCAGGTATTGCAGCTTTGAAAGCAGCATGTGCAAAGTATGGATTAACAAGTCCTTATGCTATAGCAAGCTTATTAGGCATAGCAGGTGGTGAATGTCGTTGGAAACTAGTTGAAGAAAACTTTAATTATTCTGCTGACAGATTATTACAAGTATTTCCTAGTGTATTTAAAGGTGATAAGGCACTAGCACAACAGTATGCTGGCAATCCTAATAATAGTTTACCTGAATTTTTATACGGACATACAACAGCTAAAGGAAAAGGTTTAGGAAATACATTACCAGGTGATGGAGCTAATTTCATAGGTCGTGGGTATATTCAGCTAACTGGTCGAGGAAACTACACGAGGTATGGTCAAATGGTCGGTCAAGATCTAATAGGAAATCCAAAATTACTAATGGATCCAGCAATTGCTGCTGAAGTAAGTGTAAAATACATGCTTGATAGATGTAAAGTAGCTCAAACAGATCCTGGATATTTTGAAGCAGCATGTAAGTCTGTTGGTTTTAATACTCCTGATATTAAAGCAAAGAAAAAAGGTTTTTACGAATGTTTCTTAGGGCAACTTCAAGGTAACACTGTGGGTACTGGTACAGGCGGTATTGTTACTGATAGCAATGGAAATCCTGTAAAAACTGGTACAGGAGGGTAATAAATAAATTATGCCTTACAAGAACATTGAAATTAATCCTGTAAAATACACCGAAGATTTTACATATAAAACACAACAAATTTATAAAGGATTTAGTACTATAGATCCTAGTAATAAAAGTTCAAAGTTGTATGACTATGATTTAATTAAACAAGATATTTTAAATCATTTCAACACCCGTAGAGGTAGTAGAGTAATGAATCCGGAGTTTGGTTCTATTATTCAAGAAATATTAATGGAACCATTGACTACAGAAAATCGTCAATTAATAGTTCA